GTTGGCGAGTCGCTGGACGGTGGAGAGGATGGGGGAGTGGAGGTTGTGCTCGAGGCGGCGGTAGTGGGCCAGGCTGATGTCGGCGGCCCGGGCTATGGTCTCCTGGGATTGGTGGCGTTCGCGGCGCAGGGCGCGCAGCCGGCTACCGAAGGTGTCTTCCATGACCGGACATTATAGCAGTACCTGTCTATGATGGTTCAAGCACACATCGCGCATAACGGTACTTATCCGGAACTCAGGCCAGCCACCTGAGCAGCAGGTACACCAGTTCGGCGCCGGCGGCGATGCCGACCACGATGGCGCAGAACACGATCAGGATGGGGACCCGCCGGTCATGGTCGGTCACCCCTCGTCGTGATGGTTGTCGCCGTTGGCGGGCAGCAGGTTGACGATGATGGCGATCCCGCCGACCAGGCCGATGGCGGCCAGGATCTCGCTGGACGCACTCTGGTTGAGGATGAGGACCACGATGGACAGGGCCATGACCACCACGCCGAGAAGGATGAGGGCGATCTCCCGCCGCAGACGCCAGGGCATCAGGTCACCGGGATGGTAAAAGCCCCGTTCCAGGTTTCGGGGCCGACCACGCCGTCCATACCAAGCCCCTTTTCGGATTGGAAGCTCGTCGCTACGGCAGCCGACTGCGGGCCGAACTGGTCGTCGACAGTGATGGACCAGCCTCGTTTGGCCATCTGGGCTTGCCAGGTGGCGGTGCCGTGGCCGGCCGTGTAGTCCTGCAAATAGGCGCCGGGCCAGGCCGGATGCTGCCCGGCCGGCGGGATCGTGCTGTCACCCGGCGGGGCGCCCGGCGGGGTGGTCGGGGGCAGCTCCCCTTCGGGCAGGCTCGGGTCGTTGGCGGCCAGGTCGATACCGGTGGCGATGGCCTCGGCCAGCTCGGGGACCGGGCGGGGGGTGCCGACCCGGCCCGCTTCGATCAGGATGGCCGCGCAGTTGGTGCCGTTCAACCACCACAGATCGGTGCGGGGGGTGGGGCCGGCGAACGTGAGGCCGGCGGCGTCGACGGTGTCGACGACCAGGTTGGCCACCCGTCTCGACTCTTGGCCGTTGGGGTGGATGAGCGGCCAGCACAACGCCTGGGAGCCTTGCTCCCAGTCCTGGTGGAAATCGACGGCCAGCCAGTAGTTCCCGGCGTTGACGGCGTCGACGGAGCCCTGGTAGTCGGTGTCGGTCTTGTACGGGGCGTCCGCTTCGGAGACGACCTGGTGGCCGGCCTGGCGTAACAGGCTGGTGACGTGGGTGGCCAGGTCGCGGTTGCCGTCGTATTCGAGGGCGCCGGTGACGGTGTGGACGGCGCCCGGGTCGAAGGTGCCGTTGGGCCGGACGCCGTGGCCGACGCTGATAAACAAACTGGACATTGGGCCTTCTTTTCTGCTTTTTGTTTTCAGGCTGGTGCCACGAACTGACAGGTCGTGAACGTTTCGCCTCGCTGACTGCCGACCGGTTGGGCGATTGCCGTCACATAGCTGGTGCTGATAACGCTGTTGGCGTTGACGAGCACATCCTGGCTGCCGGCCATCATGTTGGGGGCGTTTACGGCCGCGTTCTGGTCGGCCACGAGAACTTGTAGGGCAGGTGCGGATATGGTCGCGAAAAGATAGTTTCGACCGGCCGTGGTAGCGCCAGTCAAATGGATGGCGACAACTAGCCGATATATTCCGGCGACCGGGACGGTGAACCCGGCGGCGGCACCTACCGCGCCCAGACCGTAAGAGTCGTAATCGACGGTGTCGAAGGGGAAGGCTTGACCGCCGCCGCCGGCGATAGTGGTGAAGGCGGCGCCACGATACAAACGGGCGCGCAGCACGTCCCTGGCTTTCTTCCAGGCCCCGCCGTTCACACCGCCTTTGGCCACCCACGCTTCGCCCTGGGGGTCGGTGTAGAAGGCCAGGGCGGCGCCGGCCGACAGCGGGACCTCGGGGCCGAGACCGTGGGGGCGGACGTCGACGATGTTCCCGGCCACGATGGCCGCCGAGCCGCCCGGCACGTAGATTTGGGCCAGGGCCACCTGACCGGCCGGGACAGCCGGCACGGTCGGGCTGGCGGCGGCGACCCCGGTCACCGCCGCGAAGACGAAATCGTTGTTGGCGCCGCCGTCCAGGTCGGCGCTGCGGGGCTGGCAGACGACCAGGTCATACCGGTTCGAACCGGAGCCGGGGGCGGCGGCCAAGGTCACCTGCTCCACGGCGTCCGAATAGCACAACGTGCTGCCGGTCTGGTTTTGGGATGGTACGGCCACCGTGCCGGCGGCCACGTTGACGGTCATGCCGCCCGATACGGTGACGGCGCAACCCGAGCTGGCGGGGGTGGGCCACAGGGCGCCGATCAGGCGGCGGTCGTTGACGGCACTGTAGGAGCCGGCCTGCTCCCACAAAGGCGTATACCTGGTCATGTCATCTCCGGTTCAAAGCGTTGACGTCGCGGTTGTTGGCGGCCAACAGTTGGGGCAGGGTGACCGCCGGGCGGCCCACGGTCAGGATGACGTCCTCCTGGCCGTCGTCGCCGATATCGAAGCTGATGCCGAGCACCCGTACCGTGGTGTTGACGTTGAGTCTCCCGGCCAGGACGATCAACGGCAGGACGTCGCCCATGTCGAACAGGCCGAACTGGTAGGTGCCCGGCCTCAGGGTGAGCGTATAGACCGGGGTGAGGACGCCGGCCAGGTCGAGGTCGCCTTGGGCTTGCTGGGTGAGCGTGTTCTGCTGGTTGACGTCGGCGGCGTTGGCAGCCGACATCCACAGGCCGGTCTGGGTGGCGGTGGCATCGCTGTTGTAAGCCTCGCCGTACAGTTGGGCGGCGTTCGGGTCGGACGACCCGTTGTTGCCCAGCACCCGCCAAAAGTTGCCGTAGTCGGCGCTGTTGACGGTCCGGGACAGGGCCGAGATGGTGGAGCCGTACAGGAGGACCGGGCTGGTGCGGGCCTGGCCCTGGTAGGGGTAGAAGACGCGGATGACGTCGCGGGCAAAGCCGGCCGCGAAATGCATGTCGTAGTCGAAGCCGCCCTGAACTTTGGCGAGCTGGTCGAGCAGGTCGCCGATGATCGAGCTGCCGTAATAGGTGCGGTCGCGGGCCACCCCCGAGTAGGCCCGGTTGTTGCCGGTCGGGTCGACCGGATGCATGACGACGGGCAGGTAGCCGCCGGGCAGCAGGCTGTTGCCCGTACCGGTGACCGGGTTGGCGGCGTAGCCGACCAGCTGGTTGGCGATGGAGTCCTGGTCGACAGCACTGAACGTCCACGGGGCCGGGCTGGTGTAGATGCGGCGGGCCAGCAGGGCCAGATAGTCGTGGCAGGTGAAGGTGACGGTGTTGGCCTGTTCGGACAGTTGGTCCTGGGCTTGGCAGACCGGGCCGGCGAACATGGGCCAGTCCTGGCCGTTGTCCTCCCGCCACCGCCAGGCCACCACCTCGGTTTGCAGCTCGGATATCAGGGCCGCTTCGGGCCGGGCGCTGTCCAAGCTGAAGGTGAAGGTGGCCGGCTGGCACCAGTTCCGGTCCAGGCGGCGGCCGCGGGCGGCGGGCAGCTCGGCCAGGAGGGTGGTGGACGGATCGTCGCCGGCCGACCAGCGCCGCCGGTGCAACGTGAGCCGCCAGCGGCCCCTACCGGCCGGGACCGGCACCGGCGCCGACCGGGGCTCGGCGGCGGCCGGGTAGCCGTCGTCGGCGGTGGGGTGGCGTCCGGCCGGCCAGGACATCAGGTCAAATATCCTTCGATCCAGATGGCTTGCACCTGGCTGGTGGCCCCGGCGTTGGTGCCGGTGACGGTCAGGTTGTAACGGGATCCGGCCGGCAGGGCCGGCCACAGGATGGACTGGTTCCAGTCGATCGAGGTGAGCACGTTCTGGGCCGGGTCGCCGTTGTACCAGCAGGTCCGGTTGGCGCTGTCGACGTCGACATGGTCGCCCGGGTTGACCGCGAACGTGGAGCCGAACCAGACCTGGTAGGTGGCGCCCGGCCCGGACTGGTGTAACAGGCTGACCTGCGGGCCGGTGAGCGGCCCGAAAATGCGCAGCAACGGTTGGGCGGTCACGTCGCCGGCAATGTTGATCACGCCGGTGGAGGCGGACACCCCGGCCGGGTAGACGCGGTTGGGGGTCAGGTTGTAGTTGCGGCCGGCCAGGCTGGTGCCGGCATAAGCGGTCACGGTGGTCGAGGTGGTGGCCCGGGGGATCGGGTCGGCGGCCACGAAGCCGAGTTGGATGTCGCGCTGGTTGTCGCCGACGATCGGCCACGAATAGCCGGCCGCTCTCACCGTCAACACCCGTTCCGGGGCTCCGGGCCGGTCCAGCACATAATGCAGGACGGGACGTTGGGCGGGGTCCATGTAGGGGGCGAAGTTGTCGGCCACGTCGTCGATGCGAGCCCCGGCGCCCTGAAGGGCGGTGATGTTGACGGTGACCGCCCGGGCCCCGAACAGGCTGGTCCGGTCGTCCACCCCGGACTGATCGGGCCGGTTCGACACCACCTCGCGGACGGCCGGGTAGCCCAGATCCAGGGATTGGCAGAAATAGCCTTTCGTGGGGTCCTCTAGCAGCAGGCTGTTGGCGCCGAGGGTCAGCCAGGCGGTACGGACACAGGCCATCAGCTCATACTCTTTGGGTTTGGACGGTCCAGGCCGCCCGTCTCATGAACAGGTCGACGTCGACCTCGGACGAGAAATGGGCGGTGTTGATGACCACGGCCGGGCCGGCCCGGGCCGGTGTCCCGGCCGGGATCACGGTCTCGTCCTTGTGCAAATAGGCGAGGCCGGTATACGGCATGATCCCGCCGGCCTGGAAATGAAGGATGTGGGGCATGGAGAAACCTTTGCCGCCCAGGCCGGGCACCCAGCCCGGCACCTTGAACGAGATCGAGCCGACGGTGTTGTTCCAGGCGTCGGCCACAAAGTTGAACGCCGTCCGGAACGGTGATTCGATCACGTTCACCACCCCGGAGAACACCGATGTGATATGGCCGACCAAGTCGGTGAACCAGCCTTTGACGGTGCCGACGGTGCCCGAGATCCAGTCCCAGGCCGCTTTGATCGGGCCGATGATATAGCCGGTCAGTTTCGTCCAGGTGCCGGTAATCCAGTTCCACACATCGACGGCGGCGTCCTTGATCGACCGCCAATGTTTGATGACCAGGCCGGCCGCCACCCCGACCGGCCCCAGAATAATGGCCAACAACAGGGGCCAATTGTCTTTGATCCAGTCCCATACCGCTTTGGCGGCGTCTTTGATGCCACCCCAAATGGTCGACCAGTTCCGGTAGAGGACGTAGGCGATGGCGATCAGGGCGGCCACGGCGGCCACCACGGCCAGCACGATGATGATCAGGGGGGCGCCGGCCGCTTCGGCGCCGACCTCGGCGGCGGCCTGGGCGTCCTCGGCCGCGGCGGCCGCTTTCGACGCCCCGGACAGGGCTTCGGTGGCGGCCTGGGTGATCTTTATCACCGACCCCAGGCCGGCCATGGCCGACCCGACCCCTTGCAGGGCCGGCCCGTATTTCTGGCCGTAGACGGCCACATGGTCTTCGATTTTGGTTTTCAGGACGTCCAGGCGACCCATGAACGTGTCCGTGGAGGCGGCGGCCTGGCCTTTGACCACGTCCGCCAACGCCTGGGTGGCGGTCTTGTGGTCCTTGGTCAGATGGGTGGTCTTGTCGACCGACACGCCGTACTCTTTCAACAGGCGGGTGTTGCCGTTGTACACTTTGCCGACATCCATGGCGGCCTGGTTCAAATCCTCGTGCTTGGCGGCCGCGACGTCGGTGGTCTCGCCCAACAGTTTCAACGCTTCGGCCGGGTCGTGGGTGGCCTGCGTCAACACCTGTAAGGCGTTCTGGGTTTTCTCCGAGGACACGCCCAGGTTCTCGTTGTGCTTGACCGCTTTCTCGATCTCGTCGCCGTACTCCGAATAGGAGTGGCCGGTGGCCGAGATGGCGGCCTGCAACTGCTGGTGGGCGGCCTGCTCTTTCGAGCCCAACACCGAGAAGGCCACGCCGACACCGGCCAGGGCGCCGCCCGCGCCCAGCATCACATCGGAGACGGTTTTGCCGTGCTCGACGATATGGCCGAACCCTTCGTTGACCGTGTCCAACGCTTCGCCCAACGGGCCGAGCACCCCGGTCCGGTTCAGGGTGGACAGCAGGGTGCCGAACGCGGCCGACGCTTTGCCGGCGCCCTCCTTGGCGTTCGAGCCGACCGTCTGCATCGATTTGGCCAGCCCGGACACGTCGCCGAGCACCCGGACCATGACCGAAGGGCCGGCCACCGGCTATCTCCTCTGGGCGCGGCGCAGCTCGGCCGTCTGGGCTTCGATCTGGTCGGCTTCTCTACGCATCAGTCGGACCATGGCCCCGAAAATATCGTCGTCCAACGCGTCTATCTCGTCTGGCCGGAGACGCCAGTATCGAGAGAAGGCGGCGTAGGCGTCGGCCCGTTCGGCGAGAAAGGGTCGTCTTCGGTCACGTCCACCTCCACGTCGTAGGAGTGCAACCACATGCTGGTCGGATCCCGGTCCGGGAAATCCCGCAAAAGAGCCCGGAAGGCGATGACCCGGAACGGCTGGTTTTTGATGAACTCCCCGAAATCGTGGTCGGCTTCCGGTTCCAGTTTGCGGATCAGATCCAGCACCCGCTGCGACGGCAGCCTCTGATTGAAGGCGTTCGACACGGTGACCAGGGTGGGCAGCGGGCTGTCAGTCATGGACGCCGCCCGGGTCGGTGCCGGTGTTCGTCCATCGGTACCCGTCCAGGGCGCGCTGCGTGCCCGTGCTGTAAGAGCGGGCGGCCGGGCCGGCCAGGCTCTGGGCGTGCGGGAACAAATAGCGGCCCTGCGACAGGTAGTCCCGGGAGCTGTCGTGGGGGGCTTTGCGGTGGCCGCCGAACTCCACCCAGCCGGCATACCGGATGCTGTTGCGGCCGGTGCGTACCGCCGCCCCCGACCGGGAGTTGGTGACCCGCACATCCGACGCCAGCCGGCCCGACACTTGCGGGAAGGCCGAGCGGGCCACCGCGGCCAGCGGGGTCACCGCGACCCGGCCGGCCCGGGCAAGTTGCTGGTCGAGGGGGCCGGCCGGGGCGGCCAGATGCCGAAAGTCGGCGGCCAGGGCGGCCACGCCGACCACTTCCACCCGGGCGGCCATCAGGGGTGTTTGCCGGCCGCCCAGGCCGACCCGTTCCAGTTCGCCGCCAAAAGGTCGGCGGTGATCACGTACTGCCCGGCCGCCCACGTCGCCGCCGGGCTGGCCGTCACGCCGGTCAGGGCGGCCAGGTTGGCCGGCACCGCCGCCCCGCTGGGGGTGTAATAGCCGGGACTGCCGGCCACCGCCCCGGTGGCGGTGACGGCTCCGGTGTCGACGGTGGGCGGGGCGGTCAGGTTCCAGTCGACGGGAACTTCTGAGGCTGCCCCTGCGTCCCCGATGAGCAAGTCGAATGGCTGCGGGATGGCGTAGCCGCTGATGATCGGGTTATTGGCGGCGGCCACCCGGCTGGAGTAGGGCCGGGCCTTGAAGTTGGCCGGGGTGCCGCTGGCCACGTAGGCCTGGTAGGCGGCGTTGAGGGTGGCGTAGGTGGCTCCCATGTCGAAGCTCTGGTAGAAGGTCACCCGCAGGTGCCACTTGGTCACGCCCGGGTAGTCGGTCTCGTTGCAGAAGCTGGTCACCGTCACCGGCTTGTTCTCCGGGGCGATCTCCAGATGCTTGACCAGGCAGCGCAGGTTGACGCCGGTTAGCTCGAAATAGGCGTCGTTCAGGATAAGCGGCGACGCGGCCGGCGGGGTCGGGTCGCCGGCCGCCGTCAGCGACACTTCCGGCGGCGGTGGTGGGGGGGCGGTTTCGGTTGCGGTCACGACGGTTCCTTTCTTGCGGGCCGGCGACATGTCACATCTGGATCGTCAGGATCAGTTCGACCAGCAGCAGTTGGATGCCGCCGGCGCCGGTCATGTTCCGCCAGCCCCGTTCCTCGGCCGCCCACCCGGCTTTGACCGTGCCTTGCAGGGTCGCATCCTGGTCGACGGCGGCCCGGCAGGCCGCCAACACGCTTTCGACCTGGTCGTCCTGCTCGATGCCGCCGACGATCAGGACGGGCAGTTCGATCTCGTCCACACCGAGACCGGCCGTGGCGTACGACACCCGCACCGGCCGGGAGATCACGACGGCGGGCGGGTTGACCAGCTCGGGCGGCCGCTCGTGCACGTAACAGTTCGGGTTGGCGGCCCCGAACATGGCGGTCAGGGCCTGGGCGACCGGCTGACGGGTCCAGGTCACCCGAACACCACCGCCACATAGGGGGCCAAATACTTCTCCACCTCGGGGTCTTTGGGGCCGACCCGGACGATACCCATGTCCCCCCAGCCGACCGTGCCGTCCACACTGTCACGCCGGCGGTAGCCGCGGCAGGCGTCCAAAAGGGCGGCCTGGAACAGGCCGGCGGGCAGAAACCCGGGCAAACCGGGTGTCGTCCATTGCGGATCGGCCCGCATGGTCACCCAGTCGATCGAGGCGCTCAAGGCCTGGCCGGTGACCGTCTGCTCGGCGGCGGGCTGGCCGACGGTCCGCAACCAGTTCTCCACATCCGTGACGGTCGGCCAGCCGACCACGGTCACCCCGGCCGGGCTGCCCGACCCGAACCCGGTCCCGTAACCGGCATCCCACGGGCTCGACGAGCTGCTCATTGGTTGGAGATCACGGAGGCGATAACGGCCATGGCCGTCAGGGTGGCCGCGGCCTGGGCCGTGTATTTCAGTTGCAGGTTGGTGGTCCCGGCCTGCAACCGCTGGATGAACGTGACCTCCACGGTGGCCTGCACCTGCTGTTTGCCGCCCAACCACAACACCTGCTCCGGTTTCGACCCCACCGGGATCACGGTGGCGCCGGTCAGGTCCAGGCCGATCTGGACCTGGTTGTTGGTGGCCAGCGTGTCCACGTTCAAAGAGATGACGAACTGGACGTCGTTCGCGTCGTCGAGCGTGAACGGACGGGTGGTCGTACCAGGAACCGGCACAAAACTGGCGTTGACCGCCAGCGTGGCCGGCCCCTGGTTGACGACATTCGAGAAGACCGGGTTGGCGTCGTTGTACAGCTCGGTGACGATCTGGCGCATATCCGCCGGGCTGATGGCGCCCGAACTGTTGTCGGGCAGCAAGGCCAGCAGGTCGTCCAGGGTCACCGGGCCGTCCTCCTACTTGCGGGCCCGGGGCGTGCCCGGCCCCTGGGCGACCTCGGGCGGGATCTCGCCCTCGACGGCCGGTTCCTCGTCGCCGGCCACTTCGACCGGGGCCGGGATGGTGACACCGGAGTCGATCTTCAGGATCCCGGACGGGTAACGGCCCAGGACGGGGGCGGCGTACCCCCAAACGCCCAGTCTTATTGCGGAAGGGCCGAGGACCTCCTCGTAACGGAAGTTGAACGTGCTGGACTCCAGGAGAAGCGAGTCGTCGGCTTTCAGGACATAGATGTGGTTGTCGACGCCGGCCCAGGACGGGATGCACTGCAAGCCGACCACCTCGCCGGCAATGTGG